TGTCGCCGTTGGGTTGTCGGCGTTTCTATCGGAGTGCGTTATGCGCATTTCGATCGAAGCCACCGCGAACCTAGTGGAAGCCACCCCAGTTGACACGGGCCATGCTCGCGCCAATTGGGTTGCTTCTATTGGGTCCGAGGTGACGAGCGAAGTTACAGCCGGCGCGCAAGAGGCCGGGCTCTCGATGCTTGCTGCGTACGATGTGGCACAAGGGCACGCGTTTGTGCAGAACAATACGCCATACATCGGACGCCTCGACGAGGGCCATTCGGATCAAGCGCCATCCGGTTTTGTGCGCGTCTCCATCGAGAACGCATTGAACGTTGCCGCGCGCCAGATGTCGCAATCGAACACCTTGCGTGATTTCGCCGGGCGATTTTCGAACATTGGTGGCGCAGCATCGGCGGTGCGCAAGTGACCGACCTGCAAGCCGTCGAGGCCATCTATCAGCACTGGGCCGCCAACTGGACTGGCGATGTCACGTTCTACGAAGGCGAAGTTGCATCGTCAGTCATTTGCGGCTGGTGTCGCGTGTCCGTTGTGCCGACGTTGTCCATTCAGGATTCGCTCGGCTCCGACGGATTGCGCCGATTCCAGCGCAAAGCCGCGGTCTACATCAACATCCTCAAACCGATCGGTGGCGTTGCTAAAGTTCTCGAAGCCGCTGAAGCAGCGCGCGACATCTTCGAAGGCAAAACGATTCAAGCGGCCGGCGTCACTGATCCGGCCATTGATTTCTATCAAGTCAACATTCGATCAGAGCGCATTGACGGTTCGTGGATGATCCGCACCGTCGAGGCGCTCTGCAACTACTACACGCACAAGTGAGGGCATAAACCATGGGCGCTACCGTCACCAACAAAACATCTCTGGCGTACTCCGTCGAGCTCACCCCTGGCAACCTCGCCGGCTCGCCTGTGTGGAAGTCCGCCGAATACAACTCGGTGCCAGGCTGGGGCGCGCAGATTGAAAAGGTCGCGCGCAATCCGATTAGCCCAATGCGGCAACGTCAAAAGGGCGGCGTCGTCGATGTGAACAGCGCGTTCCAAGTTGAAACCGACCTGACCATGGAGTCGATCAACGATTACATGGACGGCTTCTTTTTCTCGAAGTGGCGCGGCCAAGCTGTGTTTGCTCCGACGGCTGTTGGCGCATCGGCTTACACCGTGCCCATTGGCGGCCCTACGCTTGTTGCTGGTACGCTCGTGTTTGCGCGTGGATTCACCAACGCGGTCAACAACGGCTTGAAGGTTGTGGGCGCAGGCTCGACGACCACGAGCATTGCTGTCACTGGCCTTGCGGTCGAATCGCCAACTGCAGCGCAGAACGCCACGGTCGAAGTGAGCGGCGTGCAAGGTGCGTCCGCTGACATCACCGTGAACGCCGGCGGCAACCTGACCAGCACCACGCTCAACTTCACCACGCTTGGCCTGATTCCCGGCCAGGTCTGCTACCTCGGCGACACGGGTGCGGCATTCCAATTTGCCACCGCGGCCGATCGCGGCTGGTTCCGCATCAAGACTGTTGCCGCCAACCTGCTCACCATCGACAAGAAATCAGCCGTGTTCGCTGCTGACACCGGCACTGGCAAGACGATCCGAATCTTCTTCGGTCGCTTCCTGGCAAACGTCCACGTCAACGATGCGAACTACCAGGAGAAGACGCTGCAGTTCGAAATGGCTTTCAAGAACCTCGGCGTCACGCCTGGCGTCGACGAATACCAATATGCCAAGGGTAACTACTGCAACGAGGTGAAAATCTCGGCGCCGTTGACCAGCAAGGCAACCGCAAGCTTCGGTTTCGTTGGCTTCGACACGCCACCACCAAGCACTACGCGTGCGTCGGGCGCATCGGCTCCGATTCAGCCGGTACAAAAAGCCATGATGAACACTGTTTCCGATGTCGGTCGCCTGCGCGTGACGAACGTCGACGAAACTGGGCTCACTAGCTACATCAAGTCCATGACGTTGATGCTGCGCAACGGTGCATCGCCGGAAAAAGCCGTCGGTTACTTCGGCGGCGTCGGCATGAACTTCGGTAACATCGAAGCGGACATCGAACTGGAAGGCTTGTTCACGCAGTCCGAAACCGTCACTGCCATCCGCGACAACCGCACTATCACCTATGACTTCGCGTTGAAGAACGGCGACGGCGGCCTGTTCTTCGACATTCCAGCGGCAACGCTCGAAGGCGGCGACCTATCGCTGCCCGTTAACGAAACCGTGAAAATCGGGACCAAGGTGTCGGCGTTTCCAGACCCGACCCTCGGCTACTCAATGTCGCTCTCGACGTTCCCGTACATCCCTGCTTCGTAAGGATCTGACCATGGCGCTCAAGCTCTCTAAAATCGTTCGCACCACCACTGCCGTTGCAACTCGCACGCGCGCATTCGCTATGACGCGTGTCACCAATGACGGCAAGCCGTTGGTGTTTCATGTTGTCGCGGCAACCTCGGAAAACCGTCCGTACCTCAACGAGAAGCTGGCCTATGGCAGCGACGTTGCGGCACGACTGCGCGCCACTGGCAATCGTGTTGACGCTGACATGGTTTCCGCCAATGAAGCGGCCGACATCGCAGCGTTCGCGAAGCACATCGTCAAAAGCTGGGACAACGTTGTCGACGACGACGGCCAGCCGGTGCCGTACAGCATCGAGAACGCGAAGGACATCTTGACCGCACTTGGCGGCGAGTTCGACGAGCTCAAGACGTTCTGCGCCGACCGCATGAACTTCACAGAGCAAGCACTCGATTCTGCGACTGTCGCAAAAAACTAGCCGCGCGCCTCGCCTGGGAGCTCCGCGCTGAGCGTGACATGTGGGCTGTCAAGGCCGCAATGGAGCGCGGGCAACCTGTACCAGCCTGGTACATCAATCGGCCGTTTGAACACGAGTCCGACGAGTTCTACATTTCCGCGTTCCGTTCGCTGTCAACATGCCGCTCGTTTGGTCTTGGCGTCGGGCCGATTCCATGGACCGCGATTGATGCCTATGCAGCGCGGTTCGGCATGTCCGATGACATGGCGGATCATCTGAACATCGTGATCACAGCCATGGACAACGTATATTTGAAACACGTCGACGATGAGCAAAAGGCGTCGAAGAACAAGGGGTAAACGCCATGTCAGAAACTCGCTTCCGCATCGTCGTAGACGTTGACCCAACACAGGCCAAACCCGAAATCAAAGGGCTCGAAAAGAGCCTTGAAGGCGTTGAGGCTGCAGCGAAGAAGGCCAGCGCTGCAATGGCGGCTCGTATTGACGAGGTCATTAAGCAGGAGGACAAGGCGGCGGCGGCGGCGCGGGCTGCTTCGGTTGCGCGCATCGACGAGACTATTCGCCAGGCCGATGCATACGACGCGATCATTAATCAGATCAAGTCGGCCACGAATGCATTGCGCCTTAGCGACGACGAACTCAAGCGCCAAAACATCACACAGCAAGCCATGAACTCTGCCAAAGCGCAGGGTATCGACATTTCAAATGAGCAGATTGCAAAGCTCAACGACGAAATAAGCGCACATATCAATGCCGCAAATGCAATCAAGGCCGAGCGAGCTGCGGCCAAAGATCTTGCTGATGAAATAAAACGGCAAGCCGCGGCCGAGGTAGAGCGAACCAATGCAGCGAAGGCGGCTACTGAGGAGGCTACACGCCAAGCCGGTGCCTATGCTGTGATGCTGCAAAACCTCGCTGGCTCGACGGCGGCGCTGCGCATGAACGAGAACGAGCTACTGCGTCACAACATGACACAGCAAGCGCTCAATGCCGCCAAGTCGCAGGGGATTACACTGTCCGACGGACAGCGTGCGGCCATTGATCGTGAGATTTCTGCTCATGTGAATATGGTCAACGCGATCAAGTCTGAGCAAGCCGCCATACGTGCGTCATCGGAGGAGTTCGATCGGCGCAAGGCATTGCTAGTTTCGATCGTCGGTGACTCGGCCGGGCAAAAACAAAAACTTGAAGACCTGCAGCACCTCTATGAGACTGGTGCAATCTCAGCATCCAAGCTGGTCGATGCAAAGATGCGCATCGAAGGCACTTCAGCGCAAGGCGCGTCCGCATTCAAGGACGGCATCGCAGGGGTCGGCAGCGAGGCGGTCAAATCGACGTCGGCAATCAACACCATGCTGCAGATGGCTGGCGTTGGCGCGGCTATTGCCAAGGTGCAGAGCTACATTAGCGCATATGCCGACATCAATGAGCGCATTGGCGCCGTGTCGGAGTCATCCGATGAACTCGCGTCGCGTCTGAATGACGTGTTCAAGGTTGCGCAGGATTCTTACACTGGATTCGCCAAGACCGCCGACAATATCGCGCGCCTAAGCAACGCCACCGGCGGCGCCACCGATGCCGCGACGGAGCTTGCGTCAACTCTGCAGAAGGCGGCACAGCTTGGCGGCACATCGGGTGAGTCTCAAAAGGCTGGCATCGATGCACTGATTGACGGCATCGAGAAAGGTCAACTTGGCGCGCTTGGGCTCAAGACCGTCATGGAGAAAACGCCAGAGGTTGCAAAGTTGCTGGCCGAGTCGCTGGGTAAAACACGCGAGGAACTGCCGAAACTTGCGAACGCTGGCAAGCTGACGGCCGATGCCTTGGTTAAGTCGCTTGGCTCTTCGGCGGACTCCATCAACGATAAGTTCAAGGATGCAGCACCAAGCATCGAGAACGGCTTGACGCTAATCAATAACGCGGCCACCAAGTTCTTTGGCGATGTTGCAACAGGCTCTGGCGCATTGAGCACCATCGGCGCAGCGCTGGCGTTCGTTGGCGACAACTTCGAAATCATCGGCCGTGTGGCAGTGGCAGCCGGTGAAGTACTCGCCGTCATCTTCGTTGGCAAGGGCATCAACGCGGCGATTGCAGGCATTCGCCGCGTTGATGCCCTTGCCAACGAAGATGACGGCG